AGGCGCAATCGCTACCCCGGGCGTCGATACCTCGCTGTCGGATCAGCCGCACCCCGACCCGACCGAGCTGCTTCGCGGCGTCGGCACCAGCAATGTGGCACCGCTGTTTTCTACCTCGCCGCAGCCCGGCGGCAACCGCTTTGACGAGGCTTTCGCGGCTTTCGAGCAACCGATAGAGGGCGAGGCTGGCAGGGGCGGCATGATTGGTCGCGATCAGCTCGCCTCGGTAATGGCTGATCCTGGCACCACCCCGACGCGATCGATATCCGAGCGCGCGCCCAGCCCGGCAGCGGAAGAGAAGCAAAGGCTTTATGGCGGGGTGGGCGCTCCCGGACAATACAGCGGGTTTGAGCAGCCCTACGGCCAGAAATTCTCCCCAGGCGCGGCCACACGCGAGATGTTCGAAAATCGTGCCGACTATACCGCGCAGGATCAAGCAGAGGAGCTTGCCGCGCAGCGTACGATACCGGGAGCGCAGCTGGCGCGCGATCCAGCCATGGAGCGCCGGTTGATCGACACCATCACCGCCGAGGTTGGAAGTGGTTCGAGCGATACGGTGAAGGCGGCACTGGTCGAAAGCTTGTTCAATCGTCAAGGCATCCGCTTAAGCGGTCCCAGGAATACGGTAGATCCTGCTACGGGGCTGGATTTTTCAGACCTCAACAGGCTTGGGCTGCTGAGCACCGGGCAGAGTAGTTATTACGAACCGTTCCACAGCGTAAACGGACGAGTACCGACAATCAATGCGGCGCATGCAGAGGTGGAACGTAGTCCTGAATATGCTGCGCACGTGCGGGATATCATCGCGCAAGTCATCGCCGGCAGCAACGTTTCCAACCTCGCTTCCGAGAATGCTTCGGATACCCGGACAGAGCAGATGGGTACCTGGGCGCGCAATGAACAAAGCCCGGGCTGGTATGACCCAGGCCCTCTCCCGCGTGAAACCTTTGCGCGCTACGACGTCATTCCGCACCGCCCTGTAGCGACGAACCATCCCAATCCTGATGACGCGCTGGTGGATCAGGCGCAGACTTGGCTACGTGCTTTGCAACCGTCAGGCTATGTCGATCCGCTGAGCCGCGCGGATCGTTGGCAGGCGATCACGAACAATCCATACGGGAGGCGCTGATGTCAGTCTCTCTTGCATCGCTTGCCGTTCAACAGAAGCGCGGTCCCGTCTTCCTTGTCCGGGATTTGCTTCAGACGGTAAACGTTCTTGATCCCGGCGCCATCGGCGGTAATGACAAGTCGTGTGTGGCTTGTGCCGGTATACGTCACCATGACGTCTTTACCGCAGACGTAAGAGGTGAACGCGTGGGCAGGAGAAAGCAGAGCGAGCAGCACCGCCGCAATAATGAGAGGCTTCATGGTCTAATGCTTTCGTCCCGGCCGCACTCTTTTGACGCTGATGAGATCAAGGGCTTCACCGTCGGGAGTGCCTTCGACCCGGCAAAACGAACCTTTCGGGCAGTTGCGCAGCACCTGTTCGCTCTGTTCGATATAGCAGTCGCCGACACTAAGCTCCCTGGTGCCCTTGGGGTTGAGCCCGTCGCCGTCAGCGATCTCGATTTTGACGCGGCCGGTACAGGTCTGGGTTTCGGCATGCGCAGGGATAGTCAGGGCGAGCAGCGTCGCCGCAATAATGAGGGATTTCATCGTTATCTTCCTTCTCATGCGTGGAGAGATCTAGATGCATCAGGCAACCATATTTGTCAACCCTGCGTTGCCGGACGAGATCGGCTTTGCGCAGGCCGCCGGAATGCCGGGAGACGTCAGGTTCTACTTCAAGATGCCGGACGGAACCGCTTATACCGACATCGTTAATCTCAACCCGCAATTGGTGCTGCGGCCGTTCACCTCCTGCGGCATCTTCGGCTATGACATCGTTGTGAACGACGTCACCGGAGCCAGCGGCATCGCCACGCTGCCCGGCTCGATCATGAACGACAAGTTCAACATCGAAGTCTATACTCGCGACTTAAGTTTCACCCCGCAGGACATGCTCGCGTGCGGCCGGATCGATCTCACCGGCTACGGCTACATGGCCTTAAGCCCGCTGGCGCCTGCGGTGGCCTCGGTGGGACCCTCCGGACCGATGGGACCGCAGGGTCCGAGCGGCACGCAAGGCGCGCAGGGCGTGCCGGGTATGCGCGGCTCGCGCTGGTACGACGGCAATGGCCAGCCTGGACTGTGGCTGCCCGACGACCGGGTCGAGGGCGACATGTACCTCGATGTCAGCAACGGCGACGTCTACCGCTGGAGCGGCGGCAGCTGGACACGGTTTACGGGGATGTGACCCATGGCGTGGGCGTTAGATACCAACATCAAGGGCCCGAAGGGCGACAAGGGCGATCCGGGCCAACCCGGAGGGCCGCCGGGCCCGCAAGGCCCTCCCGGCACCAATGGCACCAATGGCGTTGGCGTGCCGGTGGGCGGTACCACGGGCCAAGTGCTCTCCAAGATCGACGCCACCAACTACAACACCACCTGGGTCAATCAGACTGGCGGTGGTGGCGGTGCGGCTTCCGGCATCACCTTCACTCCCGGCGGCAATGTCGCCGCCACCAACGTGCAGGCCGCGATCATCGAGGTGGACAGCGAGAAGGTCGCCAAGGCTGGCGACACCATGACCGGGCCGTTGGTGCTGCCGGGTAACCCGACCACGGCGCTGCAGGCCGCCACCAAGCAGTATGTCGACGGCAAGGCGCCGCCGAACTTCGCGCAGGATGCGGCACCAACCACCGCCGCCGACAACTCGCTGTGGTTCGAGACCGTCCACGGCGTGATGTACTGGCGCTACAACGACGGCGACAGCCAGCAGTGGGTGGTGGCGGCGCCACCGGCGAGCGCGCTGGCGAATGCCGTCAGGTTCGATGCGCCGCAGGGGCTGACGCGGACGCAGCAGACGCAGGCGCGCGACAACATCGCGGTGCAGAAGAAAAATTACATCATCAACGGCGCGATGATGATCTCGCAGGAGAACGGCCTCACTGCGGGGAACATCACTGCCGCAGGCTACTATGGCGTTGACTGTTTCGGCGGCTTTACCACCGGTACGACCGGCGTTGCTGGAATACAGCAGGCAGTCAGCGCAACACCAGCAGGGTCTTCTACCAGACTAAGACTGACCGTTACAACAGCTGACGCTGCTGTCGGAGCGGGAGATATCGTCTGGATTGCAACACGGCTGGAAGGTGTACGCATTCTCGATTTGCGGTTCGGCAGCGCAGCAGCAAAAACCGTTACACTACAGTTCGGTGTCAAGGCCCCAGCAGGCACCTATTCTGTGACGCTGATCAATAATGCTATCAACCGCAGCTATGTCGCGGAATATGTTATCGCGGCAGGCGAAGCCAATACCGATGTTATCAAGAGCGCAACCATTCCCGGAGACATCACCGGGACATGGACAACCGACACTTCGATAGGCATCGAAATTCGCTGGGGAATGATGGTTGGCACGACATGGCAGCAGACGGCCGGTGCATGGGGCACTGTCAACGCTGTAGGTTCGCCCAACCAGTTCAACTTCATGGGCACCAACGGCAACGTCTTCGAGCTATTCGACGTCAGCTTGACCGAAGGCAGCGTTGCACCGCCGTTCGTGGTGCCGGATTACGCCAGCGAACTATTGGCCTGCAAGCGGTACTTCTACAACGGAGTGCCACCGCTGCGCGGCACCGTCGCATCAGCTACATCTGCGGCTCGTTTGGCGGCTCCGCATCCTGTTACGATGTGCAGAATTCCGAATTTAACTATTACGTCACCGCTTCCTGCATATGACGGAACAACGCTGACAACTGTTACTATAAGTAGCAACAATGTGACGACAACCGTTCTGGAGTTTGATGGGACACTGGCGGCAGCATTAACGGTTGGACGCCCGGCAATGGTGTATCAACAAGGTGGCGGTAACATCAACGTCAACGCGAGGCTCTAGACCATGGGCCTGAACTTCCCCAACGCTCCGACCCTCGGCCAGCTGCACCCGATCCCGCCACTCGCCAACGTGCCGGTGTATCAGTGGGACGGCGAGAAGTGGGTGATCATCGCTAGCGGCGTTTCCCCGGTCTACATCGGCGATTTCCCGCCGCTCAATCCGTCGAACGGCACGCTGTGGTTCAACTCCAGCAATGCGCAGCTGTACATCTACTACACCGACGTTAATTCTTCGCAGTGGGTGATGATTGTCTCAGCGCAAGCACCGGCCAAGCTGCAGAAGAACTACATTATCAACGGCGCGATGATGATCTCGCAGGAGAACGGTGGTGCAGGCAGTGCGGCAGCTAATTATTATCCCGTAGATCAGTTCGTAGTAACCTACAGCTACGCGGGAAACGTCACTACACATCAATACGCTAACCCTACACCGAGCGGTTCGCCTTATCGCATTAGGATAATTATCAATACCGCTGACACTTCAGTGGCAGCTAGTGACTATTTCATTTTATACCAAGCGATAGAAGGTCAGCGCATTGCCGATATGCGGTTTGGCAGTCCAGCAGCCAAAACATTCACTTTGCAATTCGGAGTAAAGGCACCGGCTGGCACGTATTGTGTGACGTTTGCCAATGCGGCTGTTAACCGTAGCTATGTGGCTGAATACACAATCAGTGCTGGTGAGGCAAATAATGACGTAGTTAAATCTATAACAGTTGCTGGCGATATCACTGGCACATGGGTGACTGATAACACTCAGGGCCTTAATGTGTATTGGTGCCTGATGGCTGGCACGACGTTTCAAAAAACGGCTGATGCATGGGGCGCTGGCAACGTATTTGGGTCTGCAAACCAATTTAACTGCATGGGGCAAACTGCTTCACCGTTCGAACTGTTCGACGTCAGCCTGACCGAAGGCACCGTTGCGCCGCCGTTCACGGTACCAGATTACGCCAGCGAGCTGCAGGCGTGTCAGCGGTATTTCGAAACATGGCCATTATCATTGGGAGCTTATACACCAATCGGAACGGGAATAGCGGCGTCAACAACGACTGCGTATGTCAATGTCATGTTCAAGACAAAGCGCGCCGCACCGACGCTGGTTATCAGCTCTCCCAATGATTTCATGGTTTGGGGCGGCGGTGCCGCCGGATACGGCGTGACGGCTTTATCTATCAGTGCCATTGATCTGGCTTCTGCTACGCTTTCAGTGACATCCGGCAGCATGATCGCCAATCAGGCTACTGCTCTGCTGAGAAATGCAAGCCAACCGTCCAAGCTGGCATTCAGTGCGAGGCTCTAGCACATGGCCCTAGACTTCCCCTCATCCCCAACCACCGGCCAGCTGTTTCCGGTAAGCCCGGCGCCCGGCACGCCGCAATTTCGCTGGGACGGTACCGCCTGGAGCAACGCCAACATCTCGATGACGGGGGCGGTGCGCTACGATGTCTCGCAGAGCTTGACCTCGGCGCAGCAGGTACAGGCGCGATCCAACATCGGGGTGCAGAAGAAGAACTACATCATCAACGGCGCGATGCAGGTGTCGCAGGAGAACGGATCGACCTACGGCTATGTCTCAGGCTATTACGCTGCCGATATGTGGACTAATTTTGTATCTAATGCCGGAACATACGGAATGGCGCGAACCAGCGCCGTCACACCATCTGGTTCACCTAACCGACTTAATTTTAGCGTTTCCGGTATTGATGCGTCTGTGGGGGCAGGTGACTACGCAATAATCTCTTGTGTTATCGAAGGTCTTCGTATGGCCGACCTTCGTTGGGGGCTGCCGACAGCTAAAACCGTGATCCTGCAATTTGGGGTCAATGCCCCCGCTGGCACGTATTGCGTTTCATTTCGCAACAGCGGGACAACTAGAACCTACGTGGCAGAGTATGTGATTGCAGCGGGTGAGGCGGGCGCGGATGTCGTGAAATCTGTTA